TATGCAAGACGGCAAGGGACAATTTTCGGTCGAGACTGAGTCGAAAGATGCAGACGGTAATCCAATTACTATAATTGAGACTACAGACCGTCCTCTTGGTAGAGGGTTGAGTGCATCAAATGCTATCAATTGCAGATGTCAATTATTTCCCGTTGAAGAATAAATAAAAATAAAGGATGTAATATGGATTTAATAACAAGAGAACTCGTACTTGAGACCAGAGATGGTTATGAGTATGGCGATAATGGTGAGAAAGAATATGAAGAGAAAGAGAACGATCTCTTTACCTTCGTAGTCTCAACACCGGAGATCGACCGTTATGGCACTATCATCGTGCCAAGTGGTATTGATTATACAGCGTATCTTGCTAATCCGATTGTTCTTGCCCAGCATGATTCGGACAAGTGGCCTATCGGTCGTTGTTTAGGGTTTGCAATGAACGGTGAGAACTTGGAAGCAACGATACAAATCGAGTGCGTAACAGAGGAAGGCAAGAAACTTACAAAGCTCATCAATGCCGGCTTTGTCAAGGCAGTATCAGTAGGCATTATCCCGATAGAGTATGAAGATCAGACAATCGAAGGCAAGAAGGTTACGGTGTACACAAAGTCAGAGCTTGTTGAATTTAGTGTCGTAAGCGTTCCGGCGAATAGACAAGCTTTGCTCAAGAAGTCACTTAAAACTCTTTTACAAGAATCAATCAATAAATACAAAAAGGAAACTCGAATGTTAACTCCAGAGATCGAAGCAAAGATCGCTGACGAGCTGCTTCCTGCAATCAAGGATGCATTCGTTGCAGAGGTGATCAATCTTGGCTTCTCACCTGAAGAAGCTGAAGCATCAGTCAATGCGTTCATCACAGCTGGCGTGCCTCCAATGCTTGCAGTATTGAAAGGCGAAGCCGTTGCTGAAGAACCCGCAGCCGAGCCACCAGTGCAAGTAGTAAGCGATCCAGCTCCAGCCGCTGAACCTGCACCAGCTCCCGAAGAAGTAGTTGCAAACTTTGCAGGCCTTGAGACTCGCGTAGGCAAGAAGATTGCAGCATCTACACAAGCACAAATAGCTGAAGGTATGGACATGATCAACAAAGGCTACAAGACTATCAAAGCTGCAGTCGGAGTTGAAGCAGGCCGTTCAATCACATTGAACTTGCCAAAGAAATTTAACACAGAAGATTTAATCAACTTAATCTAAAGGATAGACCCTAATGGATAATATCATTGTAACAAAAGACCAACTCAAAGAAGTTGTTGATCGCAAGGTCGCAGATCAGTTGCGTACATTGCACCCAGTAAACACACCTGCACCTGCAAAAGGTTTGGTATCAATCAAAGCAGATCACGATGCACGCCGCGATCAAGCTCGCGTAGTTGCTGACTACATCTTGGCAAAGCACAAAGGCCTCGAAGGTCAAGCAGATGAGATCGCTCGCGCTGCTAATAACAAGTATATCACACGTGCAAACTTCAACACAGGCACTTCATCACAAGGTGGTGCAGCCGTTCCTCAATTCTGGGTTGAAGAGATCATGTCTTTTGCAGATCAGTTTGGATATGCAAGAGCACTTGCAAAGATCTATCCAATGCGCGGCAAAACAGAGAACCTCGTATCAAGCGGCGCATTCACTGGCGCAGTTGTTGCTGAAGGTTCAGGCTTGACTGTAACAGACTCAACAAACTTCTTCACTGGCACAGCGATGACTGCAAAGAAGATCGTAGCTGGTGCAATCATCTCCGAAGAGCAATTGCAAGATGCAACACCTGCATTCTTGGATTATGTTATCAACGGCTTGGGCCGCGCTCTTGCTGAAACAGAAGACAAGCAGTTTTTCAATGGCGATGGTTCAGGTGCTAACTTCACCGGTATCATCGGAACTGCAAATACAACAGTAGTACGCCAAGGCGGATCAGACTCATCTACAAAAGATGCGTTTTCTGATATTTCTTGGACTGACCTTTGGAACTTGCGCCTCGGTATCAACTCCGGCGTAGGTGCAAATGGCGTATTCGTAGTGCCTCAAAGCGTATTCGGATACTTGATGAAAGAAACAGGCGGATCACGTCCTATCTTCGATCAAGTTCGTCCAATCGAGATCACATCAATCGGTATGACTGCACTCCAAGGTAACTCATACTTCACTCCTACAGGCCGTCCTATGCACGTCGTACCTGATGCACTCTTCCCATCATCCGCTGCAAACAAAGCATCCGCACTCTATTGCGACTTTGCACAGTTTACAGTTATGGGTGTTCGCGAAGATGTAACAGTTAACGAGTACAAAGAGTACTTCGGTGCGACTGGTTTGGGTGGTACTCATCAAAAAGGTATCGAAGTTGTTGAGCGCGTTGCATTTGCATTCCCTGCGCCTTCAGCAATCGGCGTTCTCAAAACATCAACAACCTAATTAAGGTAATACTATGCTCGTAGATGTTATTCTAATCGAGCCGTTCAATGGCGTATCAGCGGGGTATGAGACTTCTCTCCCCGCTGAAGTCGCCGAGGCTCTCATCAAAAACGGCAAGGCAAAGACAAAAGAGGCTGCAAAGCCAGCGCCTGCCAAAGTTGAATCTAAAAAAACAGGTAAATAATCATGCCATATACAAGTGCAAATCCGAGGGCGTTCACGGCTCTTATGACCTTTCTTAATTTGGAAGTTAACGGCGATCCGACCTCCGAGGATACGGCGCTTTATACTTGGTTTGATGACCTGATCGCTATCTGCTACGATGAGGCTGAAAGCTACTGCGGTCAGCCTCTTCGCAGCGGTTCAGTGAACTATCAATTTTACGCTTCAAAAGCCCAGAGAGGGCTCGAAGCTAATCACTCATGGAAGTTTGTCCCTTACAATGCGAACACTACTCTCACCGCTTTGCAATGGCGTGAGAACGAGTTTGGTACGTATGCTGCATATAGTGGCAGTAATTACGCTTGGAACGCCGAGCCGTATGCTAACTATATCATCTTCAGGGACAAAACCAATGGACAATTTAGAGCGACCTTGACTACGGGGTATAGCGATGCAGCAATGCCCTATACAATCTTGCAAGGCATCGCCGAGATGGCAGCTTTATGCTACAAGCAATCGCCTCAAGGTGGTAATTGGTTTGGTCTCAATTCGGTATCAACCGGAGGCGCTGGACAAAATGTGTCCAATTCACTCAAGACCGATATTGGATGGCATAAATACTTTGCACAATTCGTAATCCCAACGGTGTGATAGATGCTTGATGTAGCCGCATTGCAGGGTATCTTAAGGCCGATCATCAACGATCAGCTTTTGCGCTTCCCTTTTGTTATGCAGGCCTTTATCGGTACACAGATGGAACGCTCTGGACTGAAGGAACGCATCGCACCTTCGACAAGCACAAAGCTTGCAATCAATACGGGCAAATTGTTTAGATCATTTGCACGTGGCAGTGAAGGTAATGTGTACAAAGTGCGCGAGTCAAGTGGTATATTTGAGCTTGAGTATGGATCTGATTTGCCGTATGCTCGCATCCAAGAGACCGGCGGCTTTATTCGCACGAAGGGCAAGATGGAAGGTTACTTTTGGGCGCGCTATCGAGAGACCGGTGTAGAGTATTTTCGCAATATAGCACTTAAAGTACGCAGAGTCGGAGGCGTAAATATACCGGCAAGGCCATACTTCGCACCTGCACTGCAGAGATTTAGGCAAGATAACAAATATGAAGACGGTGTACGCATCGCGATAATCAAAGGAATACAACAATGGCAAGAGAGTCAGCGGCGCTCCAATCAATAGCGGATCAGCTCCGCACAATGAGCGGTATCAAAGTGTATGACCAAGTAATGATAGACAAGTGGAATGCATATCAGTTCCCTTATGTCGGCATTCTTGGTGGTGCTGATTCTCGCGAGGTAATCGGGCTCGAAGATGACAGCGCCTTTGCAAACAAAGGAACGATTGACATCTACTTGCTGATTGGTGTTCAAGTCAAAAAGAACTCCACAGCCGGCAAAGCCTTGCTTCGCGAGTCACTTGCGGATCATGCAGAGGCAATCGAGAATAAGCTCTTGAACTTCAGACCATCATCGTATGAGAGTGATTATGAGCGTACAGTATTTGCACCCGTTCACTTTGTAGATGCACAAGCAGTTACCTACAATGATGATGAGACAAAGGGCATCTACTTTATGACATTTAGGACAAATTATTATCGTGGAGATTTATGAAGGTAAGTGTGTGTGTGATCTTTCCCGAAGGGGAAAGTCTACGAGATTGGAGATCGAGTTTACCCGAAGAGAACATTGAAATAGTAGCCGTTGAGACATCCATCAACCCATCGCTTAAAGAGCCAATCTTTACCAATGTAGGTCGCACTGGTGATACCGTTGTACTTGCATGGGAAGTGCCAAACTTCGAAGACTATTGGGACTTTGGATATCTACGCAATAAGCTCGATGAACATGCTACCGGTGACTGGATAGTGCATATCGATTCAGATGAGCGCCTTGCCATGACGCATGAGCAATTCTGGGATAATATCAAAGCACTTGAAGAGACCGATGCAGTAGCCGCAGGGCTCACAATCGTAGGCATGAGATCGGAACTTGATGAGCGCGTTGGTTATGTACGGCAAAGATATGCAGGTGCTAACTTGCGTATCATACGCAATCATCAAGGCGTAAAGTGGAAGGCGATTTGCCATGAGCATTTAGACTTGCACGGCGAAGATGTTACTGTAGCCGATACAGATATATTGCTTTGGCATCTTGGCTACAATTTAGATACTGAACAATTAAGAGACAAGGCAGAACGGAACGCAAAACTGATGATTCGAGAATATACTCGAGAGAAATCAGAACGAAATTGGAACTATTTAATTAACACATTCTCATATCACAAACAAAAAACAGACGAGGTAAAAAATGGTAGTAGGTGGTAGTAATCTTAGCGTGTTTTACACAGCTAATGAACTCGCAACAACTCCAGCCGGCAAGCTCGGCTCAAGTGCGGTCTACTCAATGAACCGTAAAATCAAGACTTCATTGACTCGCACGACATTCACAATCGATCAGAACGAAGACAATCCAGACTTGACATCATTCTTGGAAAACTACGCTCCGACAACAACAGTAACACCTGATACAGGTGAGTACGAAGATGGCACAAAGTTCAACTCATCACAAGCAACAAGCGATACATTGCTTCAGATTGTGTATGGTGGAACTGATGTAACAAGTGGTAAGCGCAAAGTTACTTTGATGCTTTGCAAATTGGCTCAAGATGCAGGTGCATTTGACCAAGAATCTGGTAAGTATACAAAGCCAAAGGTAGCAGGCGATGTAGTAAATCCTGAATCCGACATCACAGTGCCTACTGCATTGTTCTGTTCTTCACTTGTAACAGGCTTGTCAGTGGTTTGTATCCCAGCTAAAATTGGATACAAAGAAGTATGGTTTACAGCAGTCTAATCATAAGCGGGGCGGCTTCACCGCCGCCCCATATTTTATCATAAGGAGATAGCATGAAATTATATCTAAACGAAACGGCGCATGAAGTGCCATTGCATACCAAACTTACACCCGCTTTGTATGACAAAGTGACTCCGCTTTTGAGCGAGCTTGCACAGACCAAAGGCGCTCAAGCGGCTGCAGAGCAAGAGATCATGGAGAGAGTATTTAGTCACGAGCTACTTGCATCAAAAATAGATTTGACAAAAGGGCAAGATGCCTTCAAAGATATTATGCAAGAGTTCGCCTTTCAAGAAATTGTCAAGACCGCATATCTCAAAGTGCGGGCTAATCTATTCGAGCTTATCAATGTGGATGCAACAACCATCCCAAAGATATTTGAGTTTACCAAAGAGTGCATCGACATAAGCAAAGTGCAAAATGCCGAGCTCTTGGCTGGCATCCAGAGTCAAGTAGATACCGAGTTCTGGCAAGGTCAGGATATCGATGGCATCTTGGATGCCCTTAAGTTTTTTCGTGAAACAGTATGCCGAAGAATCCGCATTATGTGAGTATTACTTGGCGGAGCTTGTGATATTCAATGACCCAGACGATGACGAGTATGAAGAGAGTGAGAATGAGAGTGCGTACTATTTAGGCGAGTTAAGCGGGCAATACTGGATCTTCAAAGGCGTAGCAAACGGCGACCCCGCCGCGTTCCTGCGACTTTACTATGATACATCACGAGTCGATGTTATCAAGACCTATGCCTATCTAATTACATACCACAAAGAACGCCGTAAAATGGAGCGCAGAATACATGGCCGATGACATTAAAATTAAGTTAGGGCTTGATGCCTCGCAGTTGTTCGCAGGACTTAATAAAGTCACTACGGAACTTAACCAAGTGCAAGGCGAGTCGAAGCAGACTGAAAACGCACTGGAAAACATCGGAGATGCAAATCTCAAAGGAGCTGCGGCTGATGCTGATAAGCTTGCGGCTTCACTTGATGGTGTAGGGACCGCAGCTCAAGGAGCGGGTGGTATATTGGAAGGCCTAAAAGGGGGGTTAGGCAATGCTCTTTCAGGTGGCTTGATTGGAGGGCTTGTCGGTGGTGGTATTGCAAGCGCAGTTGAGACTGGCGTAGGAGCTATCATAGATGGCTTTGGCGCGGTCGTAGATGCTGGACGCGGTCTTATATCGGCTCAAGGCGATTTACAAGCTCAAACGGGCGCGACGGGTGCAGAGTTTGAAGCGCTTAAAAAGGAAGCAGAGGATGCGTTTCTTGGAGGCGTTGGTGAATCGGTAGCTGAAGCTACGAAAGTGATAAGCAATGCGACTACAATACTCAAAGGCGCTTTACCGACAGAGCAAATCGGAGAGTTCGCCGCACGGGCTCAAGCGCTTGGTAATTTGTATGATAAAGATGTCAATGAAGTTATATCAAAGTCAGCGCCTTTTATCAAGCAATTTGGACTCGATGGAGATCAGGCATTTAATCTTATTGCACTCGCAGCAAAAGAAGGTAAAACATCTCAAGATGATGTACTTGATACCCTTGCAGAATACTCTCAATTGTTGCAAGAAGCAGGCTTCAGCGCCGAAGAGTTTACCGGCGCTTTGGTAGTCGCAGGTCAAGAGGGCTTATTCAATACCGATAAGATTGCAGACTCGATTAAAGAAGCGCAAATCAGGCTCAAAGCAGGTGATACTGCAAAAGCTTTTACTGATATCAAGAATCAATTACCCGCTGCGCTTGGTGATACGCTTGGCAATCTTGAAAAACTTGCTTCTAGTGGCCAAATAACTATTAAAGAGTTCCTTGCAAAGTCAGGCGAGTCTATAAAAACCGCATTTGATTCCGGTCAAATCTCCGAAGCCATGGCTACTCAACTTCAAGTAGCCGTAGCCGGAACGCCCGCCGAAGATATTGGAGTCGAAGCGTATAATAAACTCTTTGGCGCTCCAATACCGGTAGATGAAATCAGCAAAAAAGCAGGCGAAGCAGGACAAGCCGCTCAAAATGCCGTAGGTCAATATCTTACCTTTGATGCAATCGGTCGTAATCTATCACTTGCATTTGAGAAAGGAAGCGCGGCGATTGTTGGAGTAATAAATGATATAGCAAGTTTTGTTATTCCTATATTCACTGAAACGCTTGGCCCTGCATTTGAAAGTTTCAGTACGACAATGACTGGATATATGGAAAGAATGTGGTCTGTAATTGGACCGATATTGCAATTTATTGGAGCGAATATAATTGCAAACATTGTAGTATCAATTAATACGGCTCTTGTTGTAGTAGATACACTTTACTCGGTTCTTACATCTGTATTCGATGCAATTGTTAATGCTTTCAGACCTCTTGTAGATGCTTTTAAGCAAGCATTTGGGGCAGATGGCGAAATGGCTAAAGGCATTGATATAGTACAGATGTTCAAAGATGGATTGAGTGTAGCTACTGAAGTAGTTAGAGAAATCGGCAAAATAGTAGCAGACTTCGGCGGCTTGCTTGTCGAGTTTCTTATCACTCCGATCCAAACCGGTATCGAAGTTATTGCCGATATAGTTCGCTCGATTGGCGGGTGGATGTCAACAAATGATGAGAATACCAAATCTATCAAAGGGACTGGAGAAGAGACACAAAAAACAAAAGGCATTATTGATATACTTCGCTCTGCTTTTGACAATATCCGAGGCACTATTGGAGGGGTTCGCGAGGCATTCGTACAAATTAAGATAACTATAGGCGAGTTTTGGGATGCTATTACCCAGCTTGATATTCAAAAAGCTTTATCAGCATTCACAGGTTTTGGCGATAAGTTAACAGCCGCATACGATAAAGGCTTTAATAAAACAAAAGAGGTTATTAAAAAAACTGGCGAAGCACAAAAGCAAGCGGTTAAGGATGCTAATACGCCTCCACCACCACCACCCAAGCCTCCAGGCCCAAAGCCGCCAGGTAAATCGCCAAAAGAGACCGAGTCTGATTTGCAAGAACTTAAGCGTCTCTATGCAGACTATGCACAAAGCTTGGTCAATGATGACAAAGATATCCTTGCAAACTTCAAAGGCACGGCTGACGAGCGTAAAGCCAAAGAGCAAGAGCTCGCACAAGTCCGCGCTCAAAAGCTTAAGGAATATCTCAACACTAGCCTTGCAGATGTTAAGGACTTCAATACCGTGCTCTCAAAAGAGCAACTGACTCTCAAGATAAAACCAGACAAAGCAAAGAAAGAAGACGTTGAAGATATACGCTCTTTTTATCTTGGTGAGACCGAGAAGCTTGGTAAGGATTTGAACGTTGATATAAAGGTAAAGATTGGAGCGGAAAATGACAAGGAAATACAAACAGAGCTAAACAGCTTACTGAAGCGCTTGCAAACTCAAAGCGATGCAACCGCTAAATCTCTTGGCGGCCTTATACCGGTTGATCCAGTAAAAACCAAAGAGCAACTTGCAGAAGTGCAAGCTAACTTTACAAGCTATCAAAACTACGTAAAAGGGCAAGCTCTTGAAATACAAGCGGCTCTTGATGTCGCTATTGGTCTTGGTGATGCAAAAGCACAGCAACAACTTGAAAATATATTAGCTGCAAATGATGCAGCTCTTGCTGATACACAAAAGAAACTTGATGACTTTAACGTAGCGTCCGAGAAAGCTATTGAAGAAAACAAGGTGCAATATCAAATCGGCATCGCCTTGCAGACCAACATCCTTGATGTGTTTAATACAGAGCGGCTTCGCAAAGAGAAAGAAGCCAATGATAAAATAAGAGAAGAACGCCTTGGCGCGCTGAATCAAGAAGAGAATGATCTAAACTCAAGTCTTGCAAAGAGGCAGATAACATTTGATGAATATCAGCAAAAGCTCGCAGATATAAATAAACAAAGACAAGATGCACTTGAGACATCAGAAGTCACTTTTGCAGAGCGATTAAAAGAGATTCAAGACAAGACAATTGGGTCTATTTTGAGAACTCAAGCTGGTGAAATAAAGGATCAAGTCGAAGGTCTTTTTGCAGATGCTGAAGGGAATATCTCACAGAACGGGAAAATCGCTGGTGCAGCCATGCAAGATCTTGCAATCCAATTTGCAACTCTTGCTGAAAGCGGCAAAGCAACCCTCGGGGACTTTGGCAAGGCAGCCGCTGCGGTCGCATTCGATGCAGTAAGTAAAATGATACCTTCATTTGTTGCTGGTATATTAGGAAGCTCAATCACTGCACTCGGACCGGTCGCTGGTCCAATCGCTGCGGGTATTTTAACCGCATCGCTTCAGCTCTTGATAGGCCAAGCAAAAGCCTCACTCGGCTTTAAAGATGGTGTCGTTGATCTTGCAGGGCCGGGCAATGAGACAAGCGACTCTATACCGGCATGGCTATCACGAGGCGAGTCAGTCATCACAGCTGCAGGGACAAGAGCCAATAAAGAAGAGCTTGCATGGATGAATGCAAACCCCGGC